ATAAGCGGTTGTTTGAATTGAATTATCACTAAATTGCAATTTATTTAAGTGTAAATTATTAAATTCAAAATCATTATCTAAAATTGTTCTAGAACTCATATGTATATATAAATATATATATAATATTTTTTATTATATATATATATAATGGCATATAATAGTGGAATAAACCAAAGAGTAAGGAATCAAAGTTTTTTTAATAACACAATCAACGAAGATTATTCAGTTGAAGAAACCAATTTAAATTTAATATCAAATTTAAAATATGTTCAAGATTATATTACAAATTATATTAATAGTGTTGACGGTTATTTAACTATTTTAAATCCAAATTTTTCAGGAACTATGACAAGCACAACACAAGGAAATATAAATGTAAGTTCTCTTAGTGTTCCAACAATAACAAGCCCATCCAATTTTTTAATAAATCCAACAATTAGTAATAATAAAGTAGAATATAATATTGTTGGTGAGATTGCGATGTTACTTACTAATACACCACCACCTAATTTTATTTTATGTAATGGTTCATCATTAACTATTAATTCTTACCCGAAATTATTCCAATTAATAGGTTTTAGTTATGGTGGGAGTATTGAAACGGGAATGTATAATTTACCAAATTTTCAATCTACTTTTCCTATTGGTGCTAATGGACAAATAAATAATGTTCCTGCATCAAATTTTGCTACAGGAAACAACGCAGACGGGGCATTAAATACATATTCTACAACATATAATTTAGCTTCTCCAGTTTTAGACGTGATACCAATTCACAACCATTTTATAAGTGACCCCGGACATTTTCATGATATGAACGCACAACAACCAAATTATTTAGCAGCGGTTGAGGAACCCCTCCCATTACCTTGTTTAAAATTTAATAATCCATTAAGTCAAATTTTTGCACTACTTAATGAGACAGGAGTTAAGATTTTAGGAAGTGGTTTAGGAATTGAACAAATAGATAATGCTTCAAATTTAGCAGGCGTGAATATATCAATGCCTTATGTTTCTACATTTTATTTTATTTGTTATCAATAATTTAAAAAAAATATATAATATATAATATATATATATATGAGTTATAATACAGGAATTGACCAACGTGTGAGAGAACAAACCTTTTTTAATAATACAACAGCAGAAGACCAATCATTAACACAAACTAATTTATCATTAATAGCAAATTTAAGATATGTTCAAACATATTTGTCTAATATTGTACAAAATTATTTACCAGTCCTAAATCCAAATTTTCAAGGTACATTGACATCATCAACAGGTGGAAATATAAATTTAACAGGTAGTTCAGCTTTATATGTTCCAACAATTACAAGTAATACAAATTTTACAGCTAATCCGACAATAAACGGTAATCAAATATCAGTAATAAAAATAGGAGAAATAAAAATGTTTTTAAATAATTCAGCCCCCAATAATTTTATATTATGTAATGGTGCTTCATATCCAATTACACAATATCCAACATTATTCAATCTTATAAAATATACTTATGGTGGTAGTGGTAATTTTTTTAATATTCCAAATTTTCAAAGTCATTTTCCAATTGGTGCAAATTCTCAAAATGGAATAGGTTGTGCTTTAAGTAATTTCGCAACTGGTAATGGAAGTGTTGGGGCTTATAATACTTATGCACCTTCAACATTTTTTGGGGGTGATAATTATCAACCTTTACCGCCTGTAATTGATAGAGTGCCTAGTCACACACATAATATTCAGGATAACGGTCATCAACATGATACCTTTTTAAATGATACATATCAATTTGGTACACCATTTGTTCCACCTGAACCAGAAATTTTAGTATATGGTTCTTCCATTCCTCAATTTCCAACACTATCAGCACAAACAGGTATAATAATTGAAGGAAGTGGAACAAATATCCAAGTCAATGACCCTGTAAGTAATTTAAATGGCGTTAATGTAAGCCCACCATATATTGCAGTTAATTTTTATATTTGTTATGAATAAAGTATTTAAAATATTTATTATAAAAAATAAATTATTAAAAAAAAAATATATACAATATATATATATATATAAATGTCTGACAAAACTTTATTTAATCAAGATTTAATTGTAAACAAATTAACTGTAAATAATTCAATTGATGCAAATGTATCTGGTTATGTACCACAAGCTACAATTATTACTGCTGGAGGCATACAAAACGCTACATTAGCAACTAATGAACTGACTTTAACAAATGCAACAGCTCCAGATGTAACTCTTACAAATGCAAACGGGACTGTTTATACTCCTAATAGTGTGAATGTTAATGGGACAATTACAACAAACTCTAGTGTAGCTATTGGAAATACTTTAATATTAAAAAATAGTCCTACAAGTCCAAATGATGTTGTGTTATCTTGTCCTCAAAATGATGTTTTAAATATTGCCGGTTCTACTATAACCACAAATGTATCATTATTATCATCAACTGGTAATGTAAATTTAACAGCACCAAGTGGAAACACTTTACAGGTTGGTGGTAATGTTCAAGCAACTGGTGCAGTCACATCCGCTAATTTAACTCTTGTAAGTGGTGTCAATTCAACTACACTTACACAATCATCAACCGCTAATAATACTCTTGTGGTTTCAGGTGATTTACAAGTTGGTAATTCTATTACACTTCCAAATAATGATTTTGCTTTTATTTCATCTCCTACATTTTCAGGGGGTATTGTTTCTGCTCTTCTTACTCCTCCTACTTCTGGTGCTTGGTATTGTCTACAAAATTCTACAACCGCTATAACTCTTCCACCATTTTATTTTAATCCTCCTACAAGTGTTTATAACTGTCCTTATTTTTTCACATTTAATACAAGTAATAATGTTGCTTTAATTCTTGCTAGTTATACATTAGTACAAAGTAATTTTCAAGTTACAATGACACTTAATATAGCAAATTTAGAAAATGGAGGTGGTAATATTACATCTATTGGAGTTTTAGCAATTAATCCAAGTGTTTAAATTATAAAAAGTATTTAAAAATTATTTAAAAATTATTTAAAAAAATATCTATATTATATTATATATGGAAAATATTAATGATGAAATTCAAAAAGGATATGAAAAATATTTAAAAATTAAACAAAGAACAAATGAATGTTCTAAAAAATGGCAAAAATCAAATTTAGATAAAGCAAAAAAAAATAATAAAACTTATTATAATAAGATTAAAGAAGAACATCCAGAAAAATATAAACAAATGATTAATAAAAAAATAGAACAAGCCAAAATAAGGCAAGAAAAAAAGAAAGAAGAAGAAACATTACACCCAATATTACAAAATTTATATTTTAATTAATAAAAAAAACCTTTAGAAATTTTAAAAAACATTTTTTATTTAAAGATTTTAAAAAAAAGTATTTAAATATTAATTTCTAATTATATATAATATGGAATATTCAATATGGAAAATTTACGATTATAATAGTAAATCCAACTCACTAGCACACAGAGACGAATTTAAAACAACTGCTGAACTTGATGTAATACTTGAATTACTTAAAACTGATGGTAATTATCATGAAAGGATATATAATAATTCAACTCAAGGTATTGCAACAACTAAAATATTTTTTGATGTAGAAGTAGAAGGTTTACAAATTTTAACAATTACTGATGCATTATTAGAAATATTCAAAACATTAAATTTAGAACTTAAAAGAAAAGACATCAAATATACATATAATGATAAAAAATATAAAGATGGTAAAAAGATTGAATCATATCACATTACAATCCCTAAATATTATGCAGATGTAGAAAGTCAAAAGTTTTTTATTACAGAATTAAAAAAATATAATGTCACAATTGACCCTGATGTATATAATAATTTAAGTTTTAGATTACCAAATCAAACCGCCATAAAAGGAAAAGACAGAAAACAACCACATCAAATTATTAACGGAAAAATGAAAGACTTTGTTATATTTTATATTGATAAAAGCAACTCAAAAAATATTAGTAAAATATTAAAACCAAAAGAACTCAAAGAAAAGAAAACAAGAAAACCAAGAACAAAAACCACTATAATTAGTGAAAATATTTTAGATGATTTACTTAATGGTTTAACAACTGAATGGTTAACAGAATATAGTAATTGGTTCCAATTAGGTGCATTATTATATAACCTTGATGAAAATTATTTAGAAAAATTTGATACAATTTCAAGTAATGCACCAAATTATAAAGTTGGTTGTTGTGAAAAATTATGGAAAGGATTAAAACCAAATCCGTGGACAATTCGTTCATTACGATTTTGGGTTAAATTATGCAATCCATCATATTACGAAACATTAAATTTTGATGTTGAAGAAGAAGAAGAAAAATGTATTGTTGATACTATTAAAATTAATAAAGATTATTTAACAAAATTAGTTAATAAGGAATTATTTATTGATGATGATATTATGAAATATTGTGATGATTTATTTAATACAAATATCAAAAGTTTAAATATTAAATCACCTTATGGAACAAGTAAAACCCAATTAATAAAACTAATCATTCAAAAATATAATCCTAAGAAAATATTATGGTTATCATTTAGACAAACATTAAGTGATGATATCCATCATCATTTTAAAGATTTAGGTTTTGAACATTATTTAAATGGTAAAATAGATAGTGATAGATTAATTATTCAAGTTGAATCACTAATGAAAATTAGACAATTTGAACAGTGTGATTTTATTGATAATATTTGTTATAATAACACTGCTAAATATGATTTAATAATGTTAGATGAAGTTGAATCATTATTAAGACAATTCAATTCACAAACAACATTTTCTAAAAATACTAATACCCGTGATACTTTTGAATATTTAGAAGAATTATTAACAGTAAGTGATAAAATTATTAGTCTTGATGGTGATTTAAATAACCGTTCTTATCATTTTGTTCAACAATTTGGTGAAGGTATTTATTTAGAAAACTTAACAACTAAAAATAATAAACAAATTACAATTACTCAAGATGAGGATTTTTATTCTAAAGACATCATTAAATCATTAAAGAAAAAACAAAAAATAGTAATCTGTAGTTTAGCAACTGATATAATTAAAAAATATACTGATATTATTAATAATAATTTTCCAAATTTAAAAGTTATGTATTATACTGGTAAAAGTGATAATAAAATTAAAAAAGTAGATTTTAAAGATGTTAATACTTCATGGGTTAATTACGATGTAATAATGTACACGCCAACTATTGAAGCGGGTGTATCATTTGAAGTACTAAATCATTTTAATAAAATTTATGGAATTATTAATACTAATAGTTGTTGCCAACAAGCATTTTTTCAGATGTTAAGCCGTGTTAGAAATCCTAAAAGTAATCAAATATTAATTTTAAATAATGGTATATATAATCCATTTATTAATTCAAAATATGGTAATAAATTATTTAATTTTAATGAAGTTAAACAATCATGTATTGAATCTAGAAAAGAATTAAAAATAATTTATAAAGATGGTAAATCAACATTAGGATTAGATAACTATATAATTAATTCAATTTATAACAAAGTTGAAGATTTAAATAAAGGGAATAATCAATGGTTAACATATTTTAAAAAATTAGGAGAAAAGAAAGGTTATACTATTACAATTGAAGATGTAGGAAGAAAACCCGCACTTACTGAGTTTAAATATTCAACAGCGGATGAAATTTTAGAAACTAAAGATATTGATGATGAAACATATATTAATTTATTAAAAGCACAAAAAGATAAAACAACAACAGAAGAAGATAATATTAAAATTTTAAAGAAAACATTAGAAAGACAAATAGGTTTAAAATTAAATCAAGATTTAGTTGATAAATTTTATCAAAAAACAAATACCATTAAGAACTTTAGTTATTTAGTTGATATGACAAACTTTAATCATGTTGATGATTCATTTTCAGATGATAAACTAATTAAATTAAATCTTATTAATAACCTTTTACAATTATCAGGGGTTAAAATATTTAATGATGATGATTGTTATAAACCATTAGATTTTATTGAAGGTGTCAAAAACCACGAAATATTTACAACATCATCACAAATATTATTTGGATGTGAACCAAAAAATAATATGAATGGTAAAGAAATGATGAAATATTTAAACACAATATTAGAAAATTATAATATTAAATTAGCAACCTTTTATAATGGTCAAAGAGAAGAGAAAAATAAACGTTTCATAGTAAAAAGACTAAATGATATTGATGAAATTATGTTTTATAAAAAATTAAGAGGAGTTATTAAAGATACTAATAACTTAATTAAAAAACCTGATGAACTAAAATACTCATCAGAATTTAGTGAATTACATGGCGAATATGTTATTAATGGTATTACAATCAATTAACATCATAAAAATGATATTTATTTAAAATATTATTTTTAGTTGATACAACTTCATCCATTCCGTATTAATATTAATATAAAAAGTACGGGATTTTTGTTAAGCTTTGTATATATAAGAATAGGATTAATCCTAGTAAAATATTTTATATTGTGTTTTTTAAAAATAAATTATCTAATTATATATATTATGGTATTAACTAAAGAAGAAATACGTCAACGTAATCTAAAACGTTATCATGATAATAAAGAAGAATATAATTCACGCCAAAAAAAGTATTTTCGTGAAGTTTGGTATCAACAAAATAAAGATAAAATTTTAGAATATCAAAGAAATTATAGAATGGGAGAAAGAAGTATTGATTATAAAAAACCACCATTAATTATAACACCTAATGTAAGAGTAACATTTGATTAAATTTAATTTTTTAATATCTAATTTATATTATATATTAAATAATGTCTTATACTAATTATCAATTAAAATCAATAATTGAACAATGGTTAGAAAAACATCCACATAAAACATTAAAGGGGTGGAAAAGTGCACCAAAAGCAAAACTATATGAAATATTACAAACTAAAAAAATAAAACCAGCAAAATATAATATTCCATCAAAAAACCCAAATCCACCCGCGAAAGCCGTTGGAAATGTTCTTAATAAATATGGGGTAAAACTTAAAACCCCAGAAGAACAAGAAGAATATATAAAAGAAATAGAAGATAGACATAATCCATTAAAACCACTAAAACCCTATATTAATAAACTTGGTAGGCTTGAAAATATTAAATTATTACCACATCAAGAAAACTTTATTAAACAATTTGTATATTCAAATTTACGTGGTGCGGTTGCATTTCATGGTGTTGGTTCTGGTAAAACATTAACAGCAGTTGTATCATCATATTTATATTTACAGATGTTTCCAGAAAATAAAGTTATTGTTATTTCTCCAAGTGCATTATTATATAATTTTGTCAATGGTATGCAACAATTTGGATTAGATATTAATGATAATAGATATAGTTTCTATACTTATGATAAATTTATTAGACAATCAAATAATATAAATACAAAAAATAGTTTAATAATTATTGATGAAGCCCATAATTTTAGAACACAAATTACAACAAGTGAATTAAAAGATGAAGATAATGAAGTAATAATAAATAAAAAAACTGGTGAAGCATTAAAAGAAGCACAACGAAATAAACGAGGTTATAAATTAATGGAAAATGGAACAAAACACGCCCATAAAGTTTTATTATTAACAGGGACCGCTTTTGTAAATGGCTTATATGATATTGAAAATTTACTTGCAATGATAGATAGACGCGACCCAATTACACCAGATGATTTTCAAAGAGTAATAACAAATGGAGAAAACATTATTGATTATTTTAATTATAAAATTTCATATTATAAAACATCACCAAAATCTATATTTTTTCCTGAAGTTCATGATAAAATAGAACCAATTTACATGACAGAACAACAAGAAAAACAATATAATCTAATAAAACAAGAAGGAAGACCAGACTCTAAAAGTGATAAACCTAATAATTTTTATAATGCAGAATTATATGCAAATAATGCAATTAGTGGAAATAATAATCCAAAAGTCAATTGGGTTATTAAAAAAATAGTTGATAATCCATCACAAAAATTTATTGTTTATTCTACATTATATGAAAGTGGTGTTAAATTATTAACTAAAATGTTAGATGCTAAAGATATTGAATATACAACTATTACAGGTAAACAAACAACAAAAGGAAAAGAAGAAGCAAAATTATATTTTAATGGTTATAATTTTAATAATGAAAAGTTTTTTGATTTATCAATATTAACTTTACAACAACAAAAATATATTAATAATAAATTTAGAGTTTTAATAATTACTAAAGCCGGTGCTGAAGGTGTTGATACTATTAATTGTCAAAATGTTATTTTATTAAATTCTTTATGGAATGATGCAACTAGTGAACAAATTATTGCCCGTGCAGTTCGTTATCAATCACATTTTGGATTACCAGAAAAAGAAAGATATGTAAATGTATTTCGTTTATTACTTGCTAAATGGTCAAATAGAGAAGTTATTAATACTTTATTACAACCTAATTTTAAAGATTTTTGTAATTTGAAAAAACAATTAAGTGAAGCAACTAAAGAACATATAAATTTATTAAATGTATCTCAAGGTAATGTCAAAGTAACTGTAAAATTACTTAAATCATTAAAAAATAATGATGATACGCCTTATATACCAGAAAAAACAAAATATGAAAATATAAGGGGTGGTATTGGTAAAAAAAATAAATTAATGCAACGCGGTCCAGATGGATGGGATAAATATAATGAATTAACAAATGAAGGAGATAAAGTAAGATGGATGAATAAAATATATAGTGAATGGGTTGGAATGAATAAACAAAGAGAAGAATCTAAAAAAGAAAATCCAATTATAAAGGGTTTAGTTGGATGTACAGCGGATTTATTAATGTATATTATGGCAAAATCAAAAACTGAAAATATAGAAGATTTTTGTGCTTTAATAGGTAATGATATTTCAGTATTTGAAAAATATGAAAGTGCATTTTTAGAATATATTAAAACAAAAGAAGTAAATGGACGTCAAAATTTAACAGAAAAAGAACAAGCCCAAATTTATGCTACTATGTTTAGAGAAGTTGAACAACATATTTTAGGTACTCAATATACACCAACAATAAAAAAAGAAAGAAGTAAAGAAGAACAATTACAAGAATTCTTTACAAATGCAGTACTAGCAAAAGATATAGTTACTAATTCATCAATAATTCACAGAGATGATAAAATTACTGTATTAGAACCAACCGCAGGTGATGGTGCATTAATTAGACCTATATTAGAATTAGAGAAAGATATAACAATAGATTTAGTTGAAATAAATAGAACAAATAGAAAAGAATTAGAAAAATTAATTAATGGACCACCACATCAACCAGCATTATTTTTAAAAGAGCAACCAAATTTTTTAAAATATACTACATCAACCAGATATGATTATATTTTTATGAATCCACCTTTCCATTTAAAAGCATCAGAAAATGGTAATCTTAATAAAGATATTTTTGATTTTGATTTTATAAAAAGGGCTTATGCTTATTTAAAAGTTGGGGGCGAATTAATAGCAATATCAGGCGGTCATTATACAACTAATAAAGAAATGATAAAATGGTATAATAATAAAAATGCAAAAATAACTGTAGAAAAAGCAACTACTTTTAAACCATTAAATGGAAAGAAAGGGGCAAAAGTCATCCCACATATTATAAAGATTATTAAAAAAAATAGTGATGAAGATAATAATATATTAAAAAGTAGTGAAAAATTTTATAAAAATTATACACCAGAGTTAGGTAAGGAAATATTAAATAATGAAGTTCCAATAAGTGATATTATTAAACCACATAAGAAGGGGAAGAAACAAAAAGAAGTTATAGTATGATTGATTAACATCATAAAAATAATATTTATTAAAATATTATTTTTAGTTGATACAACTTCATCAGTTCCATATTAATATTAATATAAAAAGTACGGGATTTTTGTTAAGCTTTTATATATATAAGAATAGGATTAATCCTAGTAAAATATTTTATATATGCTTATTTATATGAGTGATTGGATACAAACATATGATGCTGTTTTTTTCGTAACTATATCAACTTTAGTATGTGGTTCATTTGGTTTAGTGGTGCGTTATTGTTTAAAAAGTAAATGTGATGAGGTTAATTTATGTTTTGGTTTAATTAAAGTTCACCGAGATGTTAAAACAGAATTAGAGGAAGAAATGAAAGAGATTGAGATGGGTATTAGTGATTCTGAAAATTCACCAAAAAAATAATATAAAAAATATCTAAGTTTATATATATATATATGTCTGGATTGTATGATGAAAAAATTAAAGAATTAAAAAGAAAAATAGAAGAACTACAATGGACATGGAATATTATAAATACTGATGAAGATTTTAATGATGAACTTAAAAGATTAGAGAAAATTCACACTGATATGATGACATCTATAAATAATGATTCAACGATATGGTGTATAGTTGATATGAAGGAATATGAAAGAAATCAGGCTAAAGCATTACTTGATTATATATGGGAATTAAAATGTAATAAAGTTCGTATATTTAACGAATTACAAAAATATCGCAAAGAATTAGATGAGATTGATACAGAATATAGAGAAACCTTATTCACATTTATGCCATTTGATGAGTCTAATGATTTTGTTGATAATAAAATGAGACTTCTTTAACTGGGGGGGGCGATTATTTATCTAAATGTAGATATATTTAGATAAATAATTAGATATATGATGTTAAATATCTAATAAATATCTATTTTACATATTAATCAGATAAGTTACAGTAAATATTTATAAATATTTACTGTTATATATCTATTACATATCTATTTTATATCTAATTTTATATATTTACATGTATATATCTAATAAATATCTAATAAATATCTAATAAATATCAAGAATTAGATATTCCGCCCCCCATTTTTTAGAAATTATATAATAAAAATAAAATATAATATATAATTATATATATATAAATGTTAGAAGAATCACCAGATGTATTTTATGTTGATGTTCAAGTATCTAATATTAATAATGGAGAGCAATCAACAACAGTACCAGCCAAATATAATCAAACCCGTACTATACCGTGGTTATATAAACCTGATGAATATTATGGAGCAATCACACAATTCACATTAAATAATACAGATACCCCTTTTATAGATGTAATTATTCAACCAAATCAAGGTTTTGTAAATTTAACAATATATCAAATCGCCTTATCATATCAAGGAGTTAATATATCACAAGATGTAATCTATGAACCACAAAACAAATTAATACCAACACCTGCACCCCCTAATGCTTTTCCTGATGGATTACAAGATAATAATAAGGGGTATTATTCTATTTTTTCATATTCTTATTTCTGTTATTTAGTAAATACAGCTTTTGAAGTTGCTTATGTTATATTACAAGCATCAACAACCGGTTTACCTTCAAATGCACAACCAGTATTAAAATATAATTCAGAAACAAAATTATTTTATATAACAGCAAATTATAATTTATATTATCAAAATCCCAACGGTGTAACTCCTTATGTAGGAATTTATTTAAATAGTCCTTTGAATCATCTATATTCATTTTTTACAAATTCAAAAGTAAAATTAGATGGTATACCATATCATTTATTATTAATAAATAATACTAATGCTAATATAGATACAACTAATAATACAATAACAATGACACAAGAACTATCATCTATTGGTTTATGGAGTCAAATTTCATCTATTGTTATTACATCGCAAACTATCCCCCTTATGCGTTCTCAAACATTTACACCTGCGTTATATTATGAAGGAATTGTTGAACCATCATTAAATAATAGTCAAACCCAATCTATATTAATAGAATATTCAACAGAAGATTCAATATATAGCCGTAATATAGTTTATAATCCTAGCGCACAATATCGTATTTTTGAATTAACTACTGATTGTCCATTATATAATTTAGATTTTCAATTTTATTATCGTTCTACATTTGGTTATATGGAACCGATTAATTTAAATAGTGGTTCATCTGCTTCTCTAAAAATTGGTTTTTTTAAGAAATCAAAGTTTAATAATTTAAAAACTATAAAATAAAAAAAAATATATAAGATAATTTTATTAAAAAAAATATATATACTAATATATATATAATGTCTGAAGAAATAAAAGGTATAAAAATTACCGATTCACGTATAAATGATTTAACTAACGATATGACATTCGGTGTGTTCGATGGCGCAACTCAATGTACGTATCAGCAATTTCCGTTCAATAGTGCATCTAATTCAAATTTAACAGCAAATATTCAGATACCGTCAGAAAGTATTCTCTCTGATGCAAGAGTTTTATTAAAATCTGATTTAAATTTAACTATTACTTGTGGTAATGTACCAGCAACTAAACAAGCGTTCCAATACGGTTTAACCGATTCGCTCAATAGTTATCCACTACAATCTTTATTCACTACTGCACAAGTTACGATTAATAATGCTACATCATCAACCAATTATCAAGATGTATTACCATTTTTAAAACTACTTGAAGATAGTAAAAATTCTGATAAAATTAACAGTACCTCACCAGATTATGTAAATGAATACTGGGGGATGTATCAAGATGCAATTTTAACAAATTCTAATCCTATGGCAAGTTATAATGAAGCAAGTTATGATAATGCTAGAATACCAAATGGTGCATATCCTGCTACAATTACCGTAAATCATTATATTGCTGGTGTCTTAACTGATTCAAGTTTAATTTCAACTGCTACAACTGATACATGGATAATTTATGTAACATTTAAAGGGTTAACAGAAGCATTTTTAGGATTGTCGCCGTTTGCAAACAAAGACTTCAATAAAGCGGGTTTGTTAGGTGTTAATAATATTGCAATGACATTAAACATAGATACAGCCTGTAAAAAAATATGGGCAACCGGTAATACTATAGTAAATAGTAATTCATTATCATCATATATTACATCAATCACTCTTGGTAATCCATCATCTAATAATCTTGGATTTACCAACAGTAAATTAATGTTTAACTTCTTAACACTTTCTGATTTACAATATTCTAAAGTATCAACACGTTCAATTACTAACTATTCAGATTATTCTCGTTACATCTCTCCGGCTTCTTCATCTCCTGTAGTTGCACCAAATGGTTCAGGAAGTGTAACTTTCCAAAATATTCAGCTTAACCAAATACCGAATCTATTAGTTTTCGCTCTACGTGTTCCAATTGCTTCACAAACGTGGGCTTATACTGATTCGTTCCTTAAAATTAACACAATAAGCATCACATTAAATAATCAATCTGGGCTTCTTGCGTCAGCGTTAGTAGAAAACGTTTATAATATGAGTATTGATTCTGGAAGTCATCAATCATTCTATGCTTTTGGTGGACGTGCAAATGCAGTGCAAGCAGGTGTTGCTGTTTCTGTTCCGACTGTCGGTTCAATGATTTGTATCAATCCGTCTAAATTTTTAAGTTTAAATCCTCTATTAAGTAATTCTAGTATTGGACAATTTAATCTTCAAATTACCATCACAAATTTTGAAAATCAATTCCCTTTTACAATTCAACCTGAGGGAATCATCATGTGCTTAAATAGCGGGTATTTCGTAACTGAAACCGGTTCATCGTCTATATTCACTGCCGTACTTGACCGACAAATGGTTCTTGATGCTAAACAACAAGAACATCATTCTATTGTTGATGAAGAATTATATAAACGTTCTGTCGGGGGAAAATTACATCACGGATTTGCTGGAATTTCTAAATTTTTTAGAAACATGAAACCACATCATATGTTACATAAAGCATTAGGAATGGGTGAAGATGAAGAAGGTGGAAAACATCACAAAAAACATCATTCTATGTCCAAATCAAGACTAAGTAAATTATTAAGATAAATAATAATATAATTTAATTTAATTATTTTATATATATATATTATATATATAAATGAGTATGTTAAGTAATCAAACTATTATAAATGAATTAAATAGTATACAAGATGCTTTTATTAAAACACGTCCAAAAATGGATATGAATGCTTTTGTATCAACACACAAACAACCTTATAATTTAGGTGATAAACGTGGTAATCATCCAATTAATTTTTTAAAAGGTGCAGGTGCACCAGTTGGACAAAAACATCCGTTAGGATTTGGAAATATAAATGGTAATACATTACATCCTGACCCGTTATATAGTGGTGTTGTTTATAAACCAATTTTAAATAAAGGTGGTGCTGTTTTAGGTGAAAAAATGCCGTTAGAAGGTGGTGATTGTAGTTCTTCTGAATATTCTTCAAGTGATTCTGATAGTGAATATTATACTGATAGTTCTTCTGAATATAGTTCTTCTGAATATTCTTCAAGTGATTCAGAATGTAGTTCAGATGAAGAAGGTGGAGCAGTTAAAAAAGCACCAATTAAAAAAGCACCAATTAAAAAAGCACCAATTAAAAAAGCACCAATTGCAAAAGCACCAATTGCAAAAGCACCAATTATAAAAGCACCAATTGCAAAAGCACAAGATACACATGCAATGAAACCAGAAGAATCAGAACATGAAAGAAACTTTTATGATGATTATGTCAAACCGATTGGACATACATTATATGATTTTGGAACAGATTATGTTGTTCCAATTGGAAAAGAAGTATTAAAACACGCACTATTAGCGGTTTTAATGGGTGCTGGTCATCATAAACATATTATGGGCGGAAAAATTACTGGAACTAAAGAGGAATTTATCCATATATTAACAAAAATAAATCCTAATTTAAATAAAAAAGAATTGAAGAAAAAAGGACATACTGAATTATCTAAACAATTATATAAAGTTTTAGAACTTGGTATGCATCCTAATGATTTGAAAACATTACATTATTTAGATACATTAGCATCTCATAATATTGCACCTAATAAACAAGGTAAATTAATGCGAGCTGGTTTAAATGGAACTAAAGCAGAACTAAAGAAAATATTAGTTACTATGTATCCTCATTTAAATTTACAAAAATTATCAAAAAAAGAAATTGTTGAAAAAATAATTGCAGACCATAATGAACCAGATATTTCAGAATTACATAGTTTTTATGATGATATAAAGAATTATAAATTACCTGAAAAAATTAAGAAACCTAAACAAAATGTAAAAGCAATGGAAGATTTATATAATGAAATTAAAAATTATAAATTACCTGAAAAAATAAAAGTACCAAAAGCACCAAAAGCACCAAAAGTAGTAAAGGAAAAGAAACCAAAAGGTAGACCTTCTAAATTAAAAAAAGCAGAATCAACACATGTAAACGATTTAAATAATTTATATAATGAAATGAAAGAAACTAAACTACCTGAAAAAATAGAGACACCAGAAACACCAGAGTTATCAAAACCAAAAAAAAGTAGAGCAAAAGCATTACAATCAATAAGAGATTTAAAAAATATAGATATAAAAAAATTTAATACACCAAAGGTTAAAAAACTAACATTAAAGGAATTTATAAAAGAAGGAGATGATGATTACTATTTTGAAAAATTGCCAGCATCTAAAAAAAAAGAAGCTTATAATGCATATAAATTAATAACACCAAAATCAACAAGAAACGAATTATATAATTATTTTGAAAAACATTTTGATAAACCTCCAGCAGGTCTTAATAGAGGGATGGAAATTAAATTATTCCCATTTGCTAAAGAATTAATACGTGTAGAAGAACCATCTAATAGTAAATTTGAAGATATAACTGATGTACCAATGAGAAAAATGTATGATAATAAAGGTAAAGAAAATAAAAAAATAACTAATGAACCAGAAGAAACAACTTCTTTTTTAACTGAAAAAGAATTTGTAAAAAAATATAATGTTAAAAATGATGGTAAAAAAATACCAAAAGGACAAATAGAAAAAGCATATAATACTTATAAAAAAATGAAAGTTGATTATAATGAAACAGATTATTATGATGATGATGCAATAATTAGAGAAATGAAACTTATTCCTTCAGGTTATAAAAATGCTATTAATTATGAAGGTGGTAAAATTAAAAAATTAATTGGAACTAAAAAAGGAAATCGTGCAAGAGGTGCGATTGTTGCGGAAGTAATGAAAAAACAAGGTTTAACTTTACCAGAAGCAAGTAAATATGTATCACAACATAATTTATATTAATTTATGATTTAACCATTCTACATTTTTTTGAATGTTTGTAAATGGACCCCATAAAATATAAGCACTAAATAATGACGGGCTTATAATTAGATTATCTATTAAATGTCTTTCTGTTTTATTTTCGTAGTGTCTCATCCAATACGCTAGACGTTTATTAACACTTTTATGGTCAATATACGTTGAACCGGTATCTAAACCAAAATCAACGTGACTATTATCTTCTAAAGTTGCACGTAAACGTTTATGTTTAACTGGTGATTGTTCTATTCTAATTATTTTAGGCATATTATAATTAGAATATATTTTAAAAATTATTATTTATATAAATATTGTTGTAAATCATTAAGGCTTATCAAGTACATTTTTGAACGCCATGAATCTCCACCATTTACCAATCTATTATATTTTTTATTTACTATCATCTGTCTTAAATCTTCTGTTGGTATTAAATATAAATCATATAATTCTGATGATTTTATTATGAAGTATGCATATATTTCCGCTTCTGTTGTTGATATTCCTGATGCTTTCCCATTACATTCAAATTCCAAAGCAAGATTATTTGTGTTTATTGCACGTCTATCACTTTTTACCTCGTATTTAGTTGTAATACCATCTTTAGTAATCGTGAAATCATATTCTTTACAATAGCCACACTGATGATTAAATGAATCATAAGATAATATTTCTAATAATTTCTTTTCATATTTTTGTCCTAATTTTAAATCACTCAAAAAACTAGACATTTTTATTTATATATATATAATCTTAGATATTTTTTTTTTAATTTATCTAAATTTTACATTATAATGCGTTATAGATGATAAACATCATATAAATATGACATATTTTAAAAATTATTTTTAGTTGATACAACATCATCCATTCCATATTAATATTAATATAAAAATTACGGGATTTTTGTTAAGCTTTGTATATATAAGAATAGGATTAATCCTAGTAAAATATTTTATAAATTTTTTATAAACTTTATTTCTCTTTCTGCTATTAAAACCATTGGATATGTTTTACAAATTGTAATCGCACGACCTTCTATTTTATCAACTGCTTCTATTTGTTTTTTATTAAGTCCTAAATATTGGTTTAGTAAATATTGCTTTGTCCTGCCGCCAAGAGTAGCATTAAAAAATGTCAATGAGTGACACTCATTCAAAATTCCTTTAGTTTGTAAACCATTACATGCAATATGAGAAAGATAAATAACAGAATTATTACAGTGTCTACCGGTATTTAACATTTTACCTAGTAAATCTCTCAGTTTTAAAACCATTTTCTTATCAGTTATACAATCAGTGTCATCCCAAATAACTAAACTATCTCTAAAGTCTTCAGCATCTAATTCTGTTTCCAAAAAATCATTATCTAATTTTATTCGTTTAATCCCTTTTATTTGGTCTATACTTGTATCATTATCAATATATGAGAGTAGATATATTGGATTTTTTGGAAATAATTTTTTATATTCGTTACCAAGTTGAGAAGCAAAATAACTTTTACCGCTTCCACTTGCACCGACAATATAACTAATAAATCGTTCCTTATTTGGGTCTGGTATATATTGAAATTTACCTTGTTCTTTTTTTAATATTAATTCATTATAGTTATTTGTTGCTGATGAATTTTCATCTAAATAAACAATTTTATCTTTAGTTTTTTTATTGGCATTTTTAATTTTAGCAATTGGTATCCCATCAGATTCTAGATTAAATGAAGCCATTAATTTTATTCTATATAATACATATAGAATAAAATTTTAGGTTAAAAAAATATATATAATTAGATATTATTTTTAATTTTTTCTTTAATTTTCTTGTTAAAACTTAACATGTGTTTTTTAACACCACTAGCAATAAATTTTTCTTCTTTTATTAATCCTTCATCTTTTTTTTTAAAATTATCAATAATTTGCATTTCTAATTGTTTACTTACATTCTTTATACTGTTGTCATATGCATAACCCTTTTTTAAACTTTTTCTTAAATTTGGCATTATATAATATAGTTTATATATTATTTTTTTTAATTATTATTTCATAAAAATAAGAATTCCTGTGTAAATGTGCTTATCATTCCTAATTTTAATAGAGAACAATTTAAACTATTTACTGAAGAAGCTGAATTAGAAGCAAGGGCGATAAATAATATTTCTTGTGTTGGCTGGTAATCACCCTTAATTGGTTGATAACTAGAAGCAACTAGAGGGGACGCGCTAAAATTACCCCATGCATTAGGAGCATTGTAACTTAATCCTTGTAAATTTCCAAAACATTGAACAAATACATCAGAACCTTGAAAAACAGACGGGACAACAGTATATGAAGAATGATACCACGGACGATAATCATTTACACCAGTCGGTTTAGTATATATCACGATATATGGATAATCCCCCAAACTTGTACAATTTGAAAACATTTCATAATAAATTCCTTTTAAATCTGATACTTTCATATTTAATTGAGGTGGAAAATAATAATTAAATTTAGTGCCTGCAACGGTATTTTTTACAAACCAACCAAACACACCGAAGCTGTTTTGATAAGTTGTATTGGTTGATGGAATTATTGTACTGTCTGCATAAATTGCAGGACTTGAAAAAGTTAATTGAGGAACAACTATTTGAGGTAAAATATGATTTATATTAGTTATTGATGTGGTGTTAGATGCAATATTAAATGAATTTTGTGATATATCAGTTGTATTTGTCGCCACATTACTTTTTAAACTAACACCATTAAAAGTTAAATCAGTAGCACTAAGACGTGAATTATTGGCGGTTGAATCAATATATTCAGTATATGGACTATTAGTAGTATTATCATTTCTAAGACGAGTATTTGAATTATCATTTTGTAGTTGTATTACATATGAGTTTTGTGTATTGTTTGTTCCATTTGCATAATTTCTAAGAGTTGAATCATTCGCCCTTATAGTATATTCATCGCTATTTAATGTTACTCTAATAACTTTATTAGTTGTTAATCCTTGAGTACTTAAATTTAATATTTTATCCGGTGCGGTTGTTGCGTTACTGGTCCAAAAATTGAAACCGCCAGTTGTTGAGGCTGATGCATTTAAAAAATTAGTTTCTAAATTGGGTGAGCCGGCTATCCCAAGATGCTGATACATACCGACACTATTTGATGTACTAGTTGTTGGAAATCCAACTAATGCGGGAGTATTATTTAAATTTCCAGCTAATACGCCTTGGTTGTTGAATTGACCATTTGAGGATAAAGTTTGAACAGACATAAGTGTATTAATAAACTAAAGTATTTTATTTTTCAAAATTATATTTAATTAAATAATTAAAGCCAACCTAAAAATATATTATGGTTTACTGTTATGGTTTGTTTTTATTTTTACGGGATTTTTACTATTCTTATTATAATAAAAGCTTAACAAAAATCCCGTAAATTTTATATTAATATTAATACGGAATGGATGGAGTTGTATCAACTAAAAATAATATTTTAAATAAATATCATTTTTATGATGTTTAACAACTAATTAGATTCAATAATTAAGATGATATGATTTTTTAATTTTTTACTAATATAATGTGCATGTGGATGCGGGTCAAACTGTCTAAATGAATAGTAATTTTTACGTTGGTTATCATCTATTTTTTTAAATTGAAAATGTTCTGTAACATATTTAATGGCTTTTTCTCGTGTAAAATACTTTTTAGGGATTAAAACAGATTGAACATTTGATTTACCTGAACCAATATCAAACCAATCATTTTCTTCTTCTTGTTTTTTAGGTTGTAATTTCTTCTTAGGTTCAATATAGTTTAATCCAAAATTTAAATGAAAGTCATTTAAATTTTCTGGTTGTTCTTCATATTTCTTTTTGTAATTAGGTTGTATAAATGTTTCAATTTTCTTTTTAATTGGTTGTTTTGGTTTCTTTGTATATTTTCGTTTTTTATGTGGTTCAAATCTATACAATATCAATTCTTTTAATTCATTAATTGTAAATTCATTCATATATATATAATTATATTATTTATTATCCATTTTGATATAATTATTACTTATGGTACTGCTACTAGTCCCCATATTTGTAGCGGTTTCTTTTAATTCTTCCATAGGTGTTTTAAACTTATCTGTTAAGTAAATATTACGAAGCATACTAACAGAAATCTTTTTATTAAAAATCTTATTTAATATTCTTGTGATGCTATTAACTTGTTTTAATTCTTCACCCTTAATATTAACTAATAAAAAGAAATTTTTATCTTTTCTTAGTGGATGTATTTTTAGATATTGTAATAAAATATTTTGTAATTCATCACTAACATCAATTTCTTGAAGTTGATACGTGTGAGATGTTTTAAAATTATAAAATAAGAATTTATTATTAGTTGGTAAATAATAATTAAAATCTTTGTAATCTTCTGTTAAATCTTTAGTTGATTTAATTACTTTCATTAATTGGTAATCTTTTAACCGTCTAGGTTGTTGTAAAACATATAATGAAAGAACAACAAAATCTAAAATATCATCCCATTCTTTTTCATTAATTTTTTTATTAACTTTCAATTTTAATAATGGTAAAACCTTATCAGCTAGATTATGATAAATTTTTAATACTTCTTCTTGTGAAATCCAATTTGCTTCTTGCGTTTCTGATTTAGTATTATTTACTTTCAATTCGTTGTTTAATTCCATCATCTTATTATAATAAATCTTAAATTCTTTTTCAAAGCCTTTCAACCCTTTTAAAGTACTTACAATACTGATGAGATACGTGCGTTGACTATTTGGTTTCAGGTGTTCAATTTTGCTTATAATTACATCAGTTTTTTTTAAAAAGTTATAATTTTTAATTGGTTCACCATCATTTAATCTTATGATATTTTTAGAATAAATATTTTTTGATGTTTCACTTAACACTCTTTTTGACATATATATATAGAATAGATATTATTTAAATATAAAAATATATAATCTATATATTTTTAAATTATTTAATCTGTATAATAAATACTTAATTGGTCCAAATTTTTGAATTTCATTTTAAAATACTTTCTCATGATTATATTATGAAATTCTTTATTAGTATAAACACCATTTTGAAATAAATAAATGCGTAATAAACACCACCGCCCACATGTTGAAACACCATCATCCCAACTTTGATAATCATATTTATTATTAGAATGTTTGACGGGTTCTAATAAATGTTTTAAGTAATCAATACTTTCACCAAATCGTTGTCTTTTTTCTTTTGATATAAATTTAAGTTCATCTTCTTCTTTTAACCCATATGAGTCAAAAAATTCAAAATTATTTTTATATCTAGTTATACATGTCCAATGACCAATATTAGTATTATTTTGTATATCATCAGTAAAGAATATAACGGCATAATCTTTTGGTTTTGGTAATAGTTGATATATATCATTATATTTTGATAAGTCTTGAAACTTTATTATTTTTAAATCTTGACCTAATACATTTTTTAAATCATCTCCAGAAACCATATAATCCATTCTATATAAATAAGCATATATAAATTAATTTAAATAATGTTTTAATAAACCTTTTAAATGAATGTTTTCATCTTTTAATTTTAATATTTCTTCTCTTAATTTTTCTATTTCTGATTTTTCATCATTTATAACTTCTATTATATTTTCATCATTTATAACTTCTATTATATTTTCTTTAATAATTGGGGTTTTTCTTCTATTTTTTCCTTCTTGTTTAACATAAGTTAATGTATATTCATTAGTTTTATTTTCTAAAATTATATTTTTTTCCATTTTTAATTCATTTTGAATTTTAGAAAAATCTACTTTATGATGCCATATTCTTGTTTTATGTGGAACAACTGAAACATAATCAGGATGTTTTTTTTGAAGTTCTTGTGCTTTTTTTAAATGAGCATCTTCAACTGAATATATTGTACTTGTATTACCTCCTTTATCTTTCATTGTTGTTTCTTTATCACATATGATAAAATTACATAAAACATTAACATAACCATCTTTTTGAAGTCTAATTGATAAATCAACATCTTCATTATATCTTCCTTCCCATTTATATTTTGGATAAATATCATTTGATAAAAGAATAGATGAAAAAACTCTTGTGTTAAAAGTAAATGGTGCTCTTATTTTTCCTTCTGGACAATAACTTAAATATTGATGACCTGACATTTTTACATTTGAATATCTATCTGTATAATCTTCAACTATTTTAAAAACAGCACCAGAAAACATTTCACTGTTTTGACATTTATTATTTCTATAATATCTTTCAATATTATCATCTAAAATCCAATGTTTTAATGCTCCTTGTTTAATTGAATGCTCCCATACAAAATTTCTAACTGGTATTCCTCCTTTTCCTTGTTTAGAAAAATCTTCAGGACATATTATTATATTATTTGGATTTATAACACTTGCATAATTATTATATTCTGACGGTTCTACAACAATTTTATAATCAATATTACATCTTTCTAAATATTTTACTGTTCTTCTTTTTTCCCATCTACCTAATGATATAACATAAATAGGATATTTAGGAATAATTTTTGTAGTTGATATACAATCCATTCTTGATAAAGTGTATAAATCTGTATTGCGTTCAGGATACCAACAAGAAATACTATTACCACATTTTGTTATTTTTGGATTATTTAATTTTTCTAATATTTCCTTTATAATTCCATAATCTGTATAATTTATTTCTAATTCAACATTATCTAATAAAGATGTTTGAGTATCATATGTGGGCATTTCTCTAAAATCTATATCAGTGAATTCTTTATTAGATTGTTTTCTTGTTATTAATTTACTATCAATTAAATTATTAACATCATACTTTTTTAAAATTTTTAAAACATTATTGTAATTACTACTTATTTTTAATTTAAATTTTTTTGCTGTTTTGTCATTTGTAAAATAAATTTGAGATTTATTAATTTTTAAGATTTCCATATTATATATAATTAGAAATTAAATTTTAAATACTTTTTTTTAAAATCTTTAAATAAAAATTTTTAAAGGTTTTTATATTTTACTAGGATTAATCCTATTCTTATATATACAAAGCTTAACAAAAATCCCGTACTTTTTATATTAATATTAATACGGAATGGATGAAGTTGTATCAACTAAAAATAATTTTTAAAATATTTCATCTTTGTATGATGTTTAACAACTAAATAATATTTAGGCATATAAACAGGTTAAAAAACTTAATGAATATGTGGATGTATTATTTATTTCAACATTATTAAATGAAGCAACTAAAGAACCCGCTTTATTTACTATAATATTACCAAAAGTTAAAGTTCCAGTTTGTGTATTTGTTAAAGTTGTAGCGAAATTAGTAGTATAATAAGGGTCATTATTTATAGTTGGTAATAATGTAATTTCTAAATTACCATTATAATTATCTGAAAAACTTAAATTAACTGATATGATATTATTAAATGTTGAATTTTGAAAATACAAAACACTTATAAAACCTGTGTGAAGGTTAACAACATTAATTTCACTCAATATAGTTGAATAACCTGAAAAATTTACATCTAATTGTGTATTATTAGGTATATTATAAATAACTTGTGATGGTAGGGGTGAATTTCCTAAATAAGCGGTTGTTTGAATTGAATTATCACTAAATTGCAATTTATTTAAGTGTAAATTATTAAATTCAAAATCATTATCTAAAATTGTTCTAGAACTCATATGTATATATAAATATATATATAA